TCGGCTCCCTGTGTCTGGTCAACGCGCACCGTGTTCGCTGGGGCAGACGCTATGAGACCGTTGGCATCTGTGAACGTGGCGGTTCCTGCGCGGGTCGCTGTGATAACATTAAGCGTATCCGGCTTGCTTGGGTCGAGGTCTAGTGTTGGGTTCTCAAGGGTTCCAATCATGGAATCCCGAGCGTCAAAAAGAAGGAAAGGGTCAAGATCGTTGGGGTGAAACTCACCCAAGCTGCTTAAGCGATGTGTAAGCGACGTAGTGAACGGAATTGTAACACTCCTGTTAATCGCGGGCCTACTTAGCCAAGGCTTAAAGCTGTCCTTCTTCTTCGACATATTCTCTATAGATAGATTGGTTTGATAACAACCTTCACACTGAAGGAGCTACCGGCACCTGTAACATTTACGCGGATGTCTGACAAGGGAGTAGTGAACAATCCACCACCGTTACCAGTAAGAGTTGTGTCGTCACCTAGGGCAACATAAGTGGTCCCGATCTTTTGCTCAAGGCTGACGGTTGCTCCGTCGAATGTCCCGGCTACAAAGAATCCACTAGGTGTCCCGGTGCTAGTGTTAACTGCGGGTGTGGTTGTTGAATCAAAGGTACCAGCACCACCACTTAGGTTGGAGTTGGCGATTGTTATGTCTGTGCTAAAGTTTGGCATATCGTTTTGTTAGTAGTTAGAGGTGTTAACGCCAGTGCTTGAGGCTGTTCCTAAGCCACCCATGGTTGGTCTCCGTAACACAAGGGATGCAGCACCACGTCTCTTCTTTTTCATCGGGCCTGCTTGCTCCGGTTGTTGGACTGTTTCAGCTACGGCTGTTGGGGGTGGTGGAGATGCGGGTGGCTCCGGGGGCTTGGGGGTCTTAACAGACATGCACATGGGTTATTCGGGGGTAAGGAATTGGTTCTCTAACTGGTCATCGTGAAGGGTCTTTAGAAAGTTAACAAGTTCTCGCTTCCCCATATAAAAATCAATCTCCCGAAGCGAATCGCTAGGGGAGAAATCTTTGCTTGGCACACGTTCGTCCAAGAACTTTATAAGGTCATCTGGGATGTTAGGAATGTAATCACTCATGTTGGACTTTCCTACTATGGTCCTTATTAGCTATACAACTTCGTTCCAGATGCGCTAAAGCTCGCCAAGCAACAGCCGCCCACTCCCCTTCAAGCATGTGTCGGAGCATGGCATCAAGCTCATCCTTGGACTTACTCATGTCCCACCATATCTCATCTTCGGGGTGGTGTTGGATGTTACCTTTGTAACTTTGCTTGGCTACTTCCACCAAGGCATGGGGAAAATAACACATCAACCCACGATACAATGGGATCTGTTTACGCTCCTCAGCGGTGCCTTCGATTGTTATTGTGTTGGGGTCCATAGCTTTATCTCCTTTGTTTCGTTGTTGTAGTATCCATCCCTAAGGATGAAGGCCATCCGGGCATTGAGTAGGGCATCCTCCTCGGTCATCCCAGCTTTCTCGTAGGTGTTAACAACAGTCTGCCACTCCACTCCGTCCTTGTTAAGGATCTTTTCGGCTGTCTTAAGGCCCACCCGTGGGACACCAAAGTAACCATCGGTTGCGTCACCAGCAAGGGTCTGCACTAGGTGTTGGAAGTCGGCTTCCTCTTTTGTTATCTTGCGTAGATCATCCTTAAGGAAGTTATACCAAGTGCAAGGCACGGTCGCGAAGTCTTTGTCTCCACTAACAATAACCGACCCATCAGGGTCACGGCTACCAATGATACCTAGGACATCGTCGGCTTCCAAGCGGTCCACCCGAAGATACTTCCACTCATCACAGGCCCACTCACGAAGATCGTTGATGCCTAGGGGTGATCGCTTGTCCCGGCGGTGTGCTTTATACTGTAGGTTTATCTCATGGCGAAACGTGTAGCGATCCGAGAACACCATTGTTATCTCATCACCGTTGTCTTCGTAGGCGTCAAGGATCTCACAGATACAATCAGTCACCATGATGTAGGAATCCTTGAGGTCACTGAAGTCAGAGTGGACTGTGAAGATGTCATCGTCCCATCGGATCTCCTTCTCGGCTGCAAAGGCAGCACGGTAAAGAAGCATGTCGCCGTCTATGTATATTTTTTTCATAAGTCTTTTTAGTGTGTATCCTTCCAGGTTTTACCAATGCTATACTCACCATCGAGTGGGCATCGGAAGCTTAACAACTTACCAGCCCTTGCTAGTGAGTCACAGAATAGTTGTCCTAGTTCCTCCGCGTGTTCCTCAAGGCAACTGAACTGGACCTCATCGTGGATGTTACCGTGGAGTTCGTAGGGGTGAGGTGCATCCTCGTTAAATACAATGAGTGCCTTCTTCATAAGGACAGCGCCACTAGATTGTAATAACAAATTGAGAGCAGAGTGTGCCGAGCGAACCGGGAGTCGTCTTCCGTCAATCCCACCTAGCCACTGCTTACCTTTCAGAGCTTGCTCGATAGCATGTTGTAGTTTCTTGATCGCCGGAGTCTTGCGCATGAACTCGGCCTTAAGTCGTTTACCCTCTCGTCTACTCCCACCTACAATAGAACCAATCTTCTGGTCACCGGCTCCGTAAAGGAAAGCATAGATGAAAGTCTTAGCGTGGTCACGTGTCGGTAAGCCAGCCGCCTGTTGGTTAGCTGTGTGAATGTCGCCTTCAATAATCGTCTTACCATACACACCGTTGTCATACGGATAGAGGTAGTGAGCAAGACACCTGAGTTCTAAGCCACTGGCATCCGCACCTACTAACACTTTACCCTCCGGTGCTGTGAACAGATCACGACACTGGGAACCATAGACTGCTCTCGACGCTGGCACTTGGGCTACGTTAGGTTTGCTGTGAGTGCATCGTCCGGTGACTGCGCCGTTTGTATTGACCTCACCATGGATGCGTCCGTCCTTGACTAATGTTAACCACCCTTGGCGACCCTCGGCTACTTGTCCTAGTCGTTTGCTAATTAACAGATACTCCAATAACAACTTAGCCTCTGGTTTATCTATCTCCTTAAGGACGGCCTCATCAATCTTAGGTCGCTTCCCTTCGTAAGCCTCTGGCTCCCACCCCATCTTCATAAGGCGTTCTGCTATCTGATCCCGGCTGTTAGGGTTGAACGGGATGGTCTTGGTTTTGTTACCAGTCTTTGCTGCCTTGTCTGCAAGAACTTGCTTCAACTTATTCTCCTTGAGGACAAGCTTAAGCCCACCCTTGGTTGCAGCCGTGTAAGTCTTACCATTCACCTCAACTTGCCAACCCTTTGGGGTCTTCATCTCCTCGGTGGTTGACGGGAACATGTCTTGTAGTTCGTCACGGAGTTCAGCCCGGCGTGCCATAAGTTCTTCGGCAAGCTCGTTAGCTTTCTTGATGTCGAAGGGCCATCCGTTAATCTCCTGTTGTGTCATCAACTCGGCGAAGTCATGCTCAAGAAATAACATATCTGCTGATGGCTTACCGGACATGAAGTGAAGGAATAGATCCACCACCACATTAACATCCTGCTCACAGTAGTCTTGCATCTCTTGGCTCCACTTAGTCCAGTCTTCGGTGGCACCGTGGTCGTCCTTTTCGTTACCCAAGCGGAGACCCCATGCCTTCAAGCTGTGGCGTCCACGTAGGTTCTTGGGGAACTCGTCGCCTCGTCTACAGTCTTCCGTAAAGAGATCAGGGTGTATGACTTGGGACATGACCTTGGTGTCCACGACCCGTGCTGTTATCTCATAGCCTAGCTTTCGGAGGGCCGGTGCATCAAAGTTGATCGCGTTGTGACCACAGATGTTATGGCTTGCGTTCAACATGGCCACACCTTCATCTAGGTTGTTAGCGTTAGAACTAAACGAGTGCATCTGGGATGCTTCCGGGTCGTAGATGGAGATACAGTGTAGATCTTTTAAGCCAGCAAGGGTAGGCCAGAAGTCGATAGCGTTGGTCTCTATATCGAAATAGAGTATCTTATGTTTTTTCATTCTTAGTTGTATAGTTAGTTGCCGGTCTGTTCCCGGCTGTCATGGTTTGTTTTACTTCGTCCAAAGGAAGAGGGAGTAGGATACCTAGCCATTAAAGTCTTCAAAAGTATACTCACTCATGCGTCCGGTAACAGGATTAAATGCAAGGTTAGTGGCCACTCCAGTGTCGCCTGAGAATCTATTCTTTAACACACGAACCGTTGTAACATGCTTATGCTCAGGGTCTTGCTGGTTTCGCTCCAAGCCGATCACCATGTCAGATAGCTGTGCAATCGCAGCGGAACCACGGAGGTGAGCAAGAGAAGTTTTGTTACCCTCTTCGTGACCTCGGCCTTCCGATGGACGCTTAAGGTGAGACACCAGTATCAATGCGATGCCGCACTCTTCAACAAGCGACCGAAGCTTGGTCATTACATTGTCGATTATTCTGCGTTCGTCTCCATCCTGTAACCCACTAATACACAGTGAGATATGATCTAACACAATATA